GCCCAGATCTCTGAGCAAGTCGAGCTTGAGCGTGAGCAGATTCGACAAGGACTCAAACAACTGCGCGACAACACACAGAAACTAGAGGACAAAGACTACGCCAGTGCATCCGTGTATGGTGTAGCGTCTGTCCAAACTCTTATCCCTCTCCTTACTCGAAGGATCCTAGAAACTAGAGAGTATCGCATTCAGCGTGGACGTGTAGGCGTAGCACTGAAGGATATTGTCAAGTATGTAGGTGATGTTGAGCCTGAGGTAGCAGCAGCTATCGCCAGTAAGATTACCTTTGATAAGGTATTTAGTACTAAGGTAGGTGAATCTAAGATCCAGAACGTAGCTGATTGCATCGGTGCTGCTATCGAGAATGAGTGCATGATGCGTCACTATGAACGTAACGTTCCTGGTCTGCTTGAAACGATTAAGAAGAACTATTGGCACAAGTCAATAGGTACCCATCAAAAGGTTGTAGTGATTCGTACTCTTATGAATCGCTATGATGTTCCTCACTGGAAAGCATGGGGACGAGCTAATCGTGTCAAGCTAGGCGGTTGGTTACTTGATTGTATCTGCGAATCCACTAACTGGTTTCACAAGGACACACGTGTAGAGGGACGTAACCGACACAACTACATCATCCCCACACCTGAGTTCCTTGCGATCAAGGACGAGGTAATGGCAACGGCTGAGCTATTCAGTCCAATGGCTTGGCCTATGCTCATACCTCCCAACAACTGGACTCACACTGAGCCTGGTGGTTACCTACTCAACGAGGTCATGCGCGGTCATGACATGGTGCGTCGGGGAGGTCCGCCATGTATACAGGGAGAAACACCCATCAAGTTTCTGAACAAGATTCAGAAGGTTGCATACCGCTTGAATCCTTTTATTGTAGAGGTTGCAGAAACCTTACAAGCTAAGGGTATTGAGGTGGGTAAGTTTGTCCCTATTGTAGAGTTACCTCTACCGCCTAAACCTGTAGATATTGCAGAGAACAAAGAGTCTCGTAAAGAGTACAGGAGAAGAGCAGCTGATGTACAAAACATCAATCACCAAGCATTCCAACGTTCTTGTAGAACAAGGATGACGATGAATGCGGTGAAGGTGTTTAAGGATAGAGATCAGTTCTACATCCCGTGGTCGTTTGATTACAGGGGTCGTGCTTATCCCATCCCTGCTTTCCTCACACCGCAAGATACAGACTTCGGTAAGTCTCTGCTCAAGTTTCATGATGAAGCGTTTGTAGATGAATACGCCTGTGATTGGTTAGCCTTCCAGGTAGCTACAACGTACGGTCTAGATAAGGCGACCATGGCTGAGCGATTAGCATGGACGCTAGACAACCACCAACTCATCACAATCATCGCTACTGACCCACTCAGTAATCTGCATGAATGGGAGGGTGTCGATGAACCTTGGCAGTTCCTTGCAGCGTGTGAAGAGTATTATCATTGTGTGATTGCATGTGATCGTTCACATACTTCACTGATGGTAGCTACTGATGCTACATGCAGTGGTCTTCAGATCCTTGCAGGATTAGCACGTGATGCATCAACTGCACGACTAGTTAACGTCCTTCCGTCCGATAAACCTCAGGACGCTTACAAGGTCGTTGCAGAAACTGCTAAACCGTATGTCCCGTTTGATATACGGAAACATATGGACAGGAAAACGGTCAAAAGGGTCGTTATGACTGTCCCTTACAATGCTAAACCTTACTCCAATCGTGGGTACATCAGGGACGCATTGAAAGAGAAGGGAGTAGACATCAGCAATGAGCAGCTGACAGCTACTGTTAAAGCAGTTAGGGATGCTATGAATGTGGTCGTCCCTGGTCCTATGGCTGTTATGTCGTGGATTGAAAAACAAGTAGCAGAGTCCATTAAAAGGGGTTCTTCTGAAATCACTTGGACTACTCCTTCTGGTTTTGTTGTCACACAACGACTAATGAAATCAGATACACAACGGATTGAACTGCAGCTACTAGGCTCGGTTACTAAGATCCGTTTAGCTGTCGGCGATACAGACATCGTTGACCTTGCTCACCACAAGAATGCAACAGCTCCCAATCTGATCCACAGCTTGGACGCCAGTCTGCTACACTTGTCAGCGTTGCGGTTCGACGCACCCATTGCACTGATCCACGACTCTGTACTGTGTAGAGCCACAGACATGTCCACCTTGTCCACGCTTGTACGTGAGACATACATGCACCTGTTCGCAGAGCATGATTACTTGAATGACTTCGCATCTCAAATAGGTGCGGAGACTGCACCACCGATTGTAGGCGACCTTGAGCCTGAGTCGGTTATCGAATCCACCTACTTTTTCTGTTAATGGCACGCACCATCCACAAGACCGAACAGCCTGTTGTCCTTGAAGGCTATCAAGCTGTACTGAAGCCGGGTAAGTTCGGCTACAAACTGTCCGCACTTGTCGATCAGGCAACTGTTGATAAGCTCGAAGATGAGCGCACTGAAGTCCTTAAGTGGGCGGAAGGTAAGCTCAAGAATCCTAAGCGTTCTACTCTCAAACCTGAGCCTTGGGAAGAAGTGAGCGAAGGTAAGTATCAAGTTAAGTTCAGTTGGAACGATGAGAGCCGCCCGCCTGTTGTTGACAGTGAGGGTACTCTTATCACTAACGAGGACACGCCGCTGTACGGTGGCTCCAAAGTCAATCTGGCATTTCACCAGAAGCCTTACATCCTCAAGGACGGAGTTACCTACGGCACTAGCCTCAAGCTGGTGGGTGTCCAGGTGATCGCCCTTAACACCTCTGCTGGTGTTGACACTGGTGACATGGGTGAAGCCGATGTTGCCGAGCTGTTCGGTAAGACCACTGGCTTCAAAGCTGGTGAACCGAACATCACTTCCAACGACGAAACTACTACCGACGACGACTTCTGATGGTTACCTTTGATTGCGTTAAAAACGAAGAACTTGGACTCTACGAAGGCACCCTGTGTGTCAAGCTGCCTGAGATCAGCGTTACCCGTTACAAGGCGGATCGCTCGGACTTCAAATATGAGATGCGCCGTGCTGTATCTGAAATCGTCGAAGAGATCATCGAGAAACAACTCAACGACTTCTGATGTTTAGATCAGGCTTGGAGGGTAAGGTCGCTGACCTACTCTCCAGCTTGAAGGTTAAATACGAATACGAATCACGCAAACTCGCATACGTTCTTGAATGCAACTACATCCCCGACTTTCTTTTGCCGAATGGTATCTTTCTCGAAGTGAAAGGACGCCTGACAAGCGAGGATCGCCGCAAGATGAAAGCAGTAAAGAAGAGCAATCCAAAGTTAGATATTCGCTTCGTCTTTCAAGCACCTTATAACAAGATCTACAAAGGATCTAAAACAACTTATGCCAAGTGGGCGGAACGTAATGGTTTCCCCTGGGCGTCATATCAAAGTATTCCTATTGACTGGCTCAAATGAGCGAGAGCGAATTCATAAGGCACGAGCCTTGTATCCACTGTGGCTCATCGGATGCGAATTCTTTGTACTCCGATGGTCACAGTTTTTGTTTTTCATGTAACACCTACACCCCTGGAGAGGGGGAGGTTGTTCACAATCATCAAAAAATGACCACCAATGTTCAACTACGTGGCTCAGCCGAACGGCTGCAGAAACGACG